ACGGCCTGCCGCTGTTCCTCCGCCGGGAGTTCCGACAACATGGTGTCGAACTCACCCTCGCGGCTCTTGGTCTCGTTGGCGGTCGGGCCCTCGCCGATGCGGACATCGCCCGTGAAATCATTATAGCCCTTGAGCTGGGCAAACTGGATCACGTCCTTGGCGGAGAGCCTGACCTCGGCGTTGGCCTCCTGCGCTTCATCAAGCGCTGCCGCGAGACCGGGGAAGCGCCGCTCGACATCCTCGTTGGTGAAGCCCTCTTCCTGAAACAGCTTGACCACGGCCTCGACGGGCGCGGTCATCTGGGACGGGTTGCTCTCGTCGAGGGAACGGGCGTACTCGTTCACCGTCTCCGGCGACATATTGACGAACTTGGCTTCCCTGATCCGGTCGCCGAGTTCGATCAGCTTCTCGCGCTTGGCCTCCGCTCTGGCCTTCCGGCTGTCAACGACGGCCTGTGCGCCCTGCCCGATCCCGGCAAGGCCCGCGCCACCGATGGCACCTTCCACGAAGGCCGTCGGATATCCAGCACGTTGGTCAGCGACAAGGTTGCCGTTCTCGTCATAGACCGCGCCGCTCGCGATCATCTGCTCCAGCTCGTTGACCTCTTGCAGAAGCTCCGTCGTACCTTCGGCCAGACCAGCCGACGCGATGCGGTACATGCGGACGAGCTTGCTGCGGATCGCCGGGTTGCGGGAGACAGTCTGGATGAGCTTCTCGCCGACGAGATCCTTCACGCCGGGGAACGCCTTGGCGATCACGCTGGCACCGACGGTATCGAGCGCCGCGTTGATCGCACCCACCGACACGGCGACGGCATTGGCGGTATCGGGGTCGATGGGGTCGCCGTTCTCGTCGAAGGAGTTCATCATCTCGATGAACACCAGACCGCTCTGTTCCTTATAGCCTTCGGTGAGGAAGCCGTAGCGCAAGCCGACACCGAAGCCAGCGACACCGCCAACAACCGCGCCGCCACCCGCGCCGACGCCCGTACCAACGCCCGGCACCGTCACGGTTCCGAGCGCCGCGCCAGCGCCCGCGCCGGTCGTGGCACCGGCACCAGCGCCGATGACGGCTTCGTCAAGCGACCGGATGCCGGTATTGAAGAGCTGCTTGCCGGTCTGCCCGATCACGCCTGCATAGTAGAAGGGGTTCGTCCAGCCGAGGTTATAGTCCGGGCGGGTTGCCTGAAGACTGCGAAGCTCGGCGATGCGCTTGATCTCCGCCTCGGTCGCCTCGCCCTTGCGCCACTTGTTGCCGAGCAAGCCCAGCTCGGTCGTCTCGTCGGCTTCCGTCAGGCGCTTCTGCAAGTCGTTCCAGCCTGCCTCCCAGCCCGACATCTTGTCGGCGTCGGCCTGAAGGATGGGGTAGTATGCCGAGCTGTTCATCAGGCGCGAGAGAACCGGCGCTTCGCGGCGCATCTTCTCGTAGTCGATCTTGGGCCGCTTGAACTCTTCGAGCTTGTTGTACATCACCGACGGCGGGATGCCGCGCTCGTTGGCCAGCGTCAGTGCTTCGGCTGCGCGCTGGGGGTCGCGCTTCCACACTTGCCGTTCGAGGATCTTCTGCTTGATCAGCTCATCGCCCTCGTCTTCCTTCTTCCAACTGGACGCATAATCGAGGCCGACGTTCTCCTCTTCGTCCTCCGGCTTGTCCCACGAGGCGGCGTAATCTAATTCGGTCATGGCGTCGCCAGTTCCCTTACTGAGGTGTTCTGTTCTTCGCTTCGCGGTGGCTGTCGAGCCAGCGGCTCAGATTTTCCGGGGTGACCGGATATCCATTCTTCTCAATGCTCTGAATTGCGAGATCGTAGAGCGTTTCGGTTGAATACTGCTCATCGGCTTCGTCACGGAACATCTGAAGCACATCCGGCAGCTTGTAGGTCTGGGTCTGGTATCCATCCCAGAAACCGCCGGGTCGCGTGTACGTCAGGAAGGTATCGTCGAGGATGCTCTGGATCTCTTCCTGCGTTGCCTTGCGGTTTGCCTTGGTTTCGAGTGACGAGATCGCGCGACCCACCTGAATGTCCACGATCTTCTTCAACTGGGCGTCTTTTTTGTTGCTGTCCTTGAGCCCCAGCTCGGCATAATAGTTGTCGAGCATCGCACCGGCAGTGCGGAGGTTTGTCTTCTCTTCCGGCTTCAGCGCCTTCTGCTGTATCGACTGGAACTTTTCGAGGGTCTCTTGTGTAAGTCCGTTCCGGTACTTGGGCAAAGACAGATCGATCTCTGAGAATGCCTTGGGGTTCTTATAGGAGAGGGCCCACAGATCGCCTTCGATCTGGGCGTTGTCTGTCGTCGCCGGGCCTTTCAGCGCCAGCTCCCGCAAAGCCTCCACATCCTCTGGATCAAGACCATCGACCTTGGCGGCTGCGATTGCTTCGTCAGTCTTGCCTGCGTTCCGCAGCTCCAGAACCTTCGCCGTGGTTGCCTTGCGAAGCTCGACCTTCGCGGCCTCCTTCGCCTGCGCCGCTCGCGTGTAGCCCTCGTTCAGCATGTCAATTCCGTCTTCCAGAGCCAGCGGATCTTGGACCCGCGAGCGCAGCTCCTCTTCAGCCTTCTGCCGGTCGGGTGCCTCCGGGTATTTCGTGATCAGCTCATCGACAATGGCGCGGGTGCCGGAGACCATGTCGAGCTTCTCCTGCTCTTCAAGCTCCTGCCGGTAGCGTTCACGAAGCCGCTCCCTCACACCGTTCTGCTGGTCAACCGGTAGGCCACGGAACACAGGGTTTGCTTCGAGCGCTGAGATCATCGACGCTTCAGACTGCCCGCGCCGCCTGACCGTCTGCGGCGCACCGCCGTCGGCGTTCAGCTTGGCGAAGACCTTCTCGACATAGGGCTTCGTCTCGCTGATCCAGCCACTGTCTTTCGGGTTTTTCTTCTTCACGGTCTCATAGTCGCGGCCTGCCGCCACATACATATCGGCGCGCTTGGCTCCGGCATTGTATGCGATCAGCGCCAGCTCAAGATCACCATCGTATCTCTTGAGCATCTTGTTCATGTAATGTGTGCCGTAACGGGTACTTACATCCTCGCGGAGAAGGTATTTCTTCCGCTCCTCCTCGTTGAGCTTGAAGAACTCCTGATCACCGAGTTCCTGCGCGATCTCGGGCGCGGTCTCCGGCATGACTTGCATGACACCAAGCGCGCCCTTCGGAGATATCGCGTTGGGATCGTTCGAGCTTTCCACGCTCTTCTGCGCCCGGATGATGGGGCTTTCACTACCGACGCTCGCCACGTTGAACGCGGTCATCTCGATGATGTCCGCGTCGAACTTGGTCGCGTCCTTAAGCAGGATCTCCTGCTTGTCGAGTTCGAAGAGGTAGGGAGCCTGTGCGATCTGCGACTTGATGTTGGCGCTCGCCACCTCCGGGGAGATCACGCCGTCGGCGACGAGCTTCTTCTGCGCCTCCATGTACTGCACGATCTGGAGCTTGGTCTTTCCGGTGTTCGCTTCGAGCGCGAGCCGGTTGCTCTCGATCTGGATCTTGGAGCCGTTCTCATAAGCCCACTCGCCAAAGCGGCGCTTGTTCTCGCCGTGCCTGATCCCATCCATGATCGGCTTGAACGTATCGCTCCACGCCTTCATGCGCTTCTGTGCGAACTCAGGGTCGGACGGGTCAAGCCCGGACACTGTGTTCGAGAACTGCACCTGTGCGTCCGCAAGGCGGAGGTTGACGCCGAAGGCTTCCTCATCCTTGACGCGCTTGTCCACGGCGATGGCGTAGCGCTGCGCGCCTTCGCCGATATCCGAGAGGCCACGGCCAAGCGCGCCGAAGGCACCTTGGTAGTCGGCGACCGGCACGTTCGAGAAGGAGCGCGCGGTCCTGAAATTCGGGTTGCCGAGATCGCCAGCGTCGGGAAGCTTCGCCATGTTCTGTATCCGTTAGTAAATCGCGGGGCTCTGCCACCAATTGTAATCGGCACTTCCGCCCGGCTTGCTTTCAAGGCCAGCGCCGTACTTGCTAAACGCATCGCCGACGCCGGAAAGCACCTGACCGCCAGCGGTGAGGTAGCCGAGCCTCTGGTTGGTGTTGGCCGTCGCCACACCGAGGCGGCCCCTATACTCAAGGCTCTTCCCGGCCTCGATGCCCTGCCGCATGGCCTCGGCCTTCTGCACCTCGCCCTCGGTCTCGATGTCACCCATCATCTCCAAGACCGTGGGGTCGGTCGCGCCAGCGCCGCTTGCAGCCGCAACGGCCTGCCCGCGCGAGAGGAGCTGCCTCTTGCGGAGATCCACAGCAGCCTTGTTGCGGGACGCGACAGCGCGCTCTTCGGCGGCCATCTGGTTGAGCTGCTTCTGTTCCTGGCGGGCCGCGTCAGCGGCGGCGTTGCCAGCCGCAAGCGTACCCACTGCGGCAAGGCCGCCGCCAGCAGCCGCAGAAACTGCGGAGATTGTCGCCGCATTCGCCGCAATAAAAGAACCGACCTTTGCAGCGGTCGCGGTCAGTGCTGCGATGGTTACAGGATCAGCCATTGTCATTCACCATTCTTGGGTTTCGCCAGACCCACACTTCGTGGTCTTCGAGTTGCTCTTCTGTTTTGGTAAACCCCCCGCGGCGCAGCAGCCGCTCCGACGTCGGGTGGTTGTGGTCGCGCACCGTGTAGATCTCCGGCACGCCCATTTCCTCGGCTTCCGCGAGGAGCTTCCGCATGTAGCGATAGAGGATGTTCCCCCGGTGACCGGGCTTGAAATCGATGAATCCCCACACCCGGTTATCTGTGCCTTGCCAGATGCCGCCGATGCTCGTCGTGAGGATACCGCGTCTTGCGGCGTAGCCCCAGACCGGGAAATGGAACTCAACCCTGCCCCGGTAGAACCGCGTCAGTTCTAGGGGGTCGATCCGCTTAACCTTGATCATTCGTCTGCATGCTGATCACAAACCCGGCAATTGTTGCCGGGTATGGTGACTGCGCGGTAATGCAGATGCGGCTGTCAGTGTCGAATTTGCCGGGGAAGGCGGTCGCGTCGTAGTCCCACTCCTCGACAATGAAATAGTCGTCGAGCTGCTTGCCCTTGTAGATCGCCGAGAGCTTGGCCATGTTATCGTAGTCGCGGCCTATACGGAGGCCGTCAGGAGCCGTGTTCAGGCCGACGATGCCGAGGTGATCGACGCGCTTCTTCTGGGTCAGCGCCGTGCCAGCGGCACTGCCGTAGGCGAGCTTGACGCTCTTGTACTTGGCGAGGTATGGGAGCCCAACCACGACATCCGAGACCGCAAAGTCGAGTGTGATCTCACCGGAGCCGTTGACCGTGTAGGTGGTGCGGGGTTCTGCGCCGGTCGTGCTGTTTGCCTGGAAGCTCGCGCTTTCGAAAGCCCCGTCGTCAAAACAGAACAAGCGCGGTGCGAAGACGACTACTTGCTTTCCAATGAGGTGGGTGAGACCGGTCACCGTCTGGGTTGGCGAACCCGACTGGAACCGAATAGAGCTGTCGACGTAATACGACACGCCCGAAAAGTCCAGTTCAGACGCCGAGGCAAGTTTCTCAACGTAGCGCTTGGTAACGCCATTTATGGTGCGTTTGACCACAAAGTATACATCGTCGTCCTCGCCGGTCGGGAGGATTGTAACATTTTCAATATTGCCGTCTGTCTCGAAACGGGCCCAGCCGACGACGCTGTCCGCGCGGTCGTAGAGTAACAGCGCGACAGTGCCGTCTTCCTTGACAAACCAGATCCGGGTGTCCGGCTGGCGCTGGGCGGCGATTTCCACTATCCCAGGTTTGCATATAGACTGGTTCAAGCGTGTCAGCTCGCGCGCGCCATAGTCGTTCGTCTCAACGTCGTAGATAAATTCAAAGACCTTTGACTTGTTGCGTTGGACGAAGACGCCAGAACTATCGATGGGCGTAGCTTGGATAGGCGCGCTACCCATTGTCGAGGCATTTCTCGCTGTGAAGGCGGACGGTGTGAGGGGTTCGTCAAAGCTTGACGAGCGGATTGATACTTCGGACGAGGCCGTGCCGACGATGAGGCGCTGGAGAGGCATCATCCACGCGATGCCCTCGACCGGGCCGATGGCAATAGATCTAACAATTGGACCGGCATCGCCCTCGGTCTCGGGGTCAAAATTATAGTAATCGTCGCTCACGCTGCCGTAGACCTTATCGAGGCCCGCCCACCAAAGACGACCGTCGTAGAAGGTCACGGCAGAGGGCCACGACGTGCCGCCGCTCCATGCGCCCTGTTTCCAATCTTCGGTGTAAGTTGTATCGCCCAGCGGACTTACCACTTCCGCGCTTACCGAGGTCGCGCTGGTGAAAGCGGTGACGCGGGCCGAACCCACCTTGCGTCCACCCTCAAAGGTGAGCGTTGCCGTGATGGTGCCTACGATAGTTGATCCCGGCATTGCCGAAATCCGCCAGTAGGTGATAAGGTTGTTGGAGCTAGAGCCGAAGTTGGTTCCGCTGTCGTCAATTGTTGCCGTTGTGTTGGCTGTGTATGTATTAGTGGTTGTCCAGCCATCGGGTGTGCCAAAGGCGCGCTCCAACGTCACGGTGCCTGAAGCGCCGGAGCCGTAAGTGATGCTCAAGGACCACGCACGGTCAGTCGTACCTACACCTGTCACGCGGATATAATCGCTGTACTGGTCGGCCCCCGTGATGTTGATTGTGACCGTCTGCTTGGGGTGAGCTATTTGAAAGATCAATCCCACCATAGCGCTGGAGAAGTACGCCTGGTTCGCGGTGAGCGTGATATTCCCAGTAAGTCCAGACGGCTGGATCTTCTCTTTGCGCGCAGAATACCCAAGATAGGGGCCCGCCGTAGTGATGTACTTCGCCACACCCCACGAGTTTGGGCCACGGCGCTCGATCTTATACTGCTGGTATCCGGCGCAGGCTACGAACACGATTGAACCGGACTGGGCGTAGCGAATCTTGTTGAGATCCGCTTCGGCCCATGGCGTCGAAATTAACAGATCAGCGCCCTTGTACAACTCGACACCATCGAGAATTTTTACAGATCGGCCCGTGCTGATGGCCTCGACCTCGATGTAGATTGTTCCCGCGCTGGGGGTGAATGCAATAAAATGCTGACCCTCGTCTAGTGTCTGGTTCCCGATAATCTCAGCACCGCCAGCCGTCGATCCAATGCGGAAGACGACGGGCCCACGCGCTACCGTGATCTTGACACAATGCCTGACTGATTGGTCACCCGAGGCGACCGTCACCGCCTGCCGGGCGCGAGCGTAAGCGTATTCCGTGTTGTTCAGTTCGAGCTGGTCATTTGCAAAAGAAATGCTGGCACCCGTCGTCGAGGTGTTTGACCAGTGCGGATAGTAGGTAACATTCGATGTGGATATAGAACCGGACGCCGTAGTGGTTATGTCGAAGGTGTTAGTTGTTGCGTTAGCAACGGTATAGCTGCCGTCCGCAGCGCCGCCGGAAGTAAAGTCGCAATAGACTGCCGTGCCGTTGGTAAGGCCGTGTGCTGTCTTCGTGATTGTCACCGTAGTCAACGTGCGGGTGTACGTCGCGGAAACACCAGTGAAAGTCCCGTTGGCGATGCTCGTTTCGTTGCTGGCGTAGGTGACCAGCGTGTCGTCGTTACTGACGCGAAGCCCGCTCGCCGTGATCTCCAACAGGCTGGTGGTCGAGGCATTAAAGATAAACGGTAGGAGACGGCACTTTGCGTTCCCGTGAGACGCTCTCTGGTATTTGAGGCCGGGGCGCAGGCTCATGGGTCCAAGAACACTTGGTATCCAATTTATCATATCTTCGGCGGCCAGCCGCATCTTTTCCAGATCGACGCGGTTCAGGGCTGTGGCGGAAACCTCCCCCGCATTCATCGCGAAAAATGGAACTTGTGCGCGCGGCATCTATCAGTACCCCGAAAGGCTTCCCCGGTCCCACCGGCTTGACGATCCACGCATCGCCCTGATCCAGTTGCCGGGGGCGGTGAACATCTGCGCCTGGTCAAGCGCGTCCTTGTTCTTCGCCGAGGCGAGCGCGTCCCTGTAAAGCGCCCTCAGTGCGTCGGCGTCGGACTTGCTGCCGGAGATCCGTACCGCACAAGTGTTCGCGAGATAGGCCGACATGGCCTTCGCGAAGGACGGCGGCCAGTTCTCGATCTGCTCGTCGGTCGACCGCTCATAGCTGATGAAGCGTATGTACAATGTATCTACATTGGCGTGGATCTTGTTGTTCTCATCCCGATAGATCGCCTCGGTGTCGAAGCGCGAGGTCTGCGATATCGCGATGGTCCGCAGCCAGTAGAGCGGCTTGTCAAAAACAAAATCGAAGCCGGGGATCGGCGTCTGGCCGGGGTCCGCATTGATCTCTTCCGTCTTGGTCGCGAAGTTCCAGAGCCCTTCCGTGAAGACGAACATCTTGGCGTCGTCCCAAGCGCTGTCCAGCACATAGCGGGCTTCGGTGTCTTCGGTGAGCGACACAAGCCGATGCTCGCCGATCATGCGGAGAGCATCGTTCCAGATCCCGAGCTTCGTAGGCATGGTGTTTCCCTTCAGGCGGCGAGCTTGCCACGATATTCATCCGCAGCCTTGTTCGCCTCGACAATGGTTTCAAAACCGGACTTGACGACATGACCGCGATGAACGACGCGCCAGCGATCCTGCTTGCCGCCGTAGTTCACCTCGATGTCTTCCTCCGGTGTGGGAGTTTCAGGGGCGACCTTGGCCTCTTCTGCGGCGTAGTTCCGAAGCAGGCGGACCTTGGTGAAAGTTGGGCCGGTTTCGAGAACGCGCAGCTCGCAGTCGAGCAGATTGTCCTCGGAAAGAACCTCGATGATGGCGCCGCGCTTGAGGCGGTAAGCGTGGTTTGCCCAGTAGGCGGGGGTCAGGACATCGGCAAGCGTCGTGCCCGCCGGGACGGATGCCGTCATGCTGAGACGGACGTAATGGGAATGGTCGAGATTGGAAGCCTTGAGCGGCGTCATATGAACCCCTGTGTTGATACGGAAAAGGCGGGGAGCCGAAGCCCCCCGCCCTGTTCTTAGGTGTTGGTCGCGTCGACCGCCGTGCCGTCGGACAGATCGGCACCGGAGGAGCCGACAGTCAGAACGGTGAGCAGCGTGTGACCCTGGCAGGTCGCCTTCGTGGAGATATTGTCCCACTTGGTGTAGAGGACGATATCACCCTTGCGGAGACCGCGAGCCTGCGCGTCGCTCACGAAATTCGCGCCCCGAACGGTCGAGACCGCGTCCGTACCCTGAAGGGTCCAGAGCTGCGGGCTGTCGGCGTTCATGGACGGAACCATGAGACGAAGCTGAGTGGAAACGTAAGCCATGAGGTTGTTCTCCTTTCTGTCTTACGATTACGAGAACGCAGCCGTGTCGTCGGTGACGACTTTCAGCACGCCAGCGTTCTGGAGGATCTTCGAACCATGGAAGATCGAGTGGCGGGCGTAGCTGTAGTCATGCTCGCCGTTGTACCCGATGTCCGTCTTGATCCCAGCGCTATCGACGGCATGGCCGACGGCAGCTTTGTGATACACGAAGTTCGAAGCAGTGGCCGTGCCCACACCCGTGATGCGCGGATGCATGATATGCATTGCACCAAGGAAGCGGAACGGCTGCGGGCCGTCGACCAGCGGCTTCTGATTGATGTAGTCAATCGAAGTCGCCTGAGCGAAGGTCATAATGCGGGCCATGGTCTTCGGCGACCAGACACAAGTGATCTGGCCGTCGTTGTCGACCTGATTTTCGTACAGCTCGGAGAGGATATCCACGAGCTTGCCGTAGGTCAGGGTGACCGCAGAACCGCTGTTATAGGAGGTGGATGCAGAGCCAAGGGCAGAGATGATGCTGTCATCGATCTCCTTGTTGGCGGCCTTCATGCCACGCTCCTGAAGGATGCGACGACGATCCGACTGACCACCAAAAATGTCGAAGGACGTCGCCGTTGCGCGGTGATGCATTTCCTTCAACGTGATCGTGACCTGACTGTCGGTCTCGTTCGCAGAGGGGATCAAGCCATCGACGCCACGCTCTTTCATGGTGTCGGCCTGACCGGTGACGAGGAAGATCGCGGAGTTACCCTTGACCATGGCCTCGGACGTTACGCTGTCACGGAGATAGGACTGACGCTGCTCGAAAGAGGCAACGAACTCGTCCCTGTAGAGAACCTGAGTGGGATTAAGCGACATCTGTCGCACTCCTCTCTTGATGTTGAGGGGGGCGCTTCAGTCGTCGGGTGTCCGCTATGGCGCGGCTTCGAGCGGTGTCCTTACGGGGGCTCCTCGCCGCAGAGCGGGGCGAGTGACTTTTGCTAGGGTTACAAAAGGGTGCAGGGCCGCAGTGCGGGGTGTCTGCTTACTCGCCGACGTGCGGCGAGATCTGGTTATGACTGGCGCTTGATGAGCGCGGCTGTGATGCGCTGCAACTCGGCCTGATTGTCCGCCGCCCAGTATTTCTTGCGGACCAGCGGGTCGGGATCGTTCATCATCTTCATCAGCTCGGCGCGCCTCGTTTCGAGGCTCTTGCCGCTGGTGGCGACGTCGGTGGTGTAGAGTTCAGCGGATGACCCGCCCACCTTCCGGCTGAGATCCGCCATCAGGCGGATGAACATCTCGTTGTCGCCGAGGCGGCTTCCGTCGGTAAACTGTTTCGAAAGCAGTTCCTGTGTGTGTGAGCCGAGATGCTCCTGAAGCACGTTCGCCATCATGTTGACGTTCGACTTGTAGTCGGGGCCCCATTCCGCGCGAAGCGTTTCCTCGGTCTGCTGGCGGGCCTGATAGGCCATCTCCGCAGCCTTCTGCTCGGCGATCTCCTGATAGTCGAGGAACCAGCTCGATACTTCCTTGACCATGTTCGCGGGCATGTTCTTGTCATGCATGTGCCGCGCGAAGTCCATGAAGATGGTGTATTCACCGTCGTTCAGCTCGCGGCCTTCCTGCACCTCGAACTCATAGTCCTCGGGCTTCTCGGGCACGCCCTTGGCCTTGCGGTAAGCGGCAAGCTGTTCTTCCGTCGGGTTTTCCGGCAGCTCGACGTCTTCGGCCTTGGCGGGCTTCTTGCTGTCGTAGGCCGTCCTCAGTTCCTTGAACGCCTTTGCGAAGGCGTCCGGGCTCGTGTACCTGTTCAGGAGGTTCTTGAGCTTGTCGTCGCCGCTAGCAAGCTGGTCACGCCAGTTCTCCGGCCAGTTGGCCTTTGGCTGGGCCGCGGTGTCCTTCGTTTCCGTCTGAGCGGTGGTGGTCTTGTCTTCTGCCACCCCCGTCTCGCTCAATGTCTTCAACGGTTCTGAGGTTGATGTCGTCACGGTCGTACCAGCGGGCGCGGCTTCAGCGCCGCCGTCTTCAGGGCGGTTGTCGTCAGTCATGTTTTCCTACGATGTTGCCGGGCCGCCCGGCTGGGCGGGGTGTCGGCGGGTTACGCCGGAGGAGAGGTATTCTCTCCGGTCAGGATGTGCAGGGGCGTCGTGATGAGCTTGCGGATCTGCAAGCCCACATATCGCTTGCCCTCTGCGAAGGCTGTCTCAAACATGCCGCCATGGTCTTCCGCCCGGAAACTCAGATCGTCGGTACAGGCGATCCGCCCGACGATGGCCTCAAGGGCCCGGCGCTGCTGATCCGGCGAAGCATCTCCTTGTGCCACGGCTCTAATAGCTACCGCATCAGCTTTATTGACTATGCCCGCCCCGACGACGGGGGAGACATTGACGATGACGGGTTTCCACGGACGCCATGCGGCCAGTTTCGCGGTCAAGCAGTGTGTCCTCTATCAGGCGGCTTCGGGCCCGGCTTCGGCCTGTTTCGTGGCGAACTCGGCGTCGGCCACCTTCTTGGCGATGTCCGCGCCTTGGCTGATCATGCCGCCGGTCTGCATGAGCTTGGCCATCTGGGCCTGCATGGCCTGCTCTGCGGCCAGCTCGTCCTCGCTCTTGAACCACGTCGCCGGAGCGCCCGTGCCGCGCACCGCGTCGCGGAGCATGGTGTTGACGTCCACGATGGCAAGGCTGTCGGGCTTGATCTGGGCCGCGGCGGCAAGGAGAGCCGAGGTGTCCTGAAAGGCGACGACCTTGCGCTTGGCCATGGCTTCGCGCAGCGGGTTGGTGTAGCGGAATTTCAAGTCTTTCCCTCTCAGAGGTTCGGGCACACGATCCGGCGGGCCGTAGGCCCCGAGGCGCATGGCACGGGCGACGACGGCATCGAGAAGAGCGGAGTTGTATTCGTCCTCAAGGGGCTCGAAGAGCGGGAGTGCGTTTCTGACGTACTCCTCGACGAGGCGGGCCGTCTCATAGGCTGTCTTCTCGCGGGCCTGCGGAAGGTTGATCTTGGAGAGATAGAAGGCTTCGGCCAGCATCTTCCGCTGGGTGTCCACAAGGTCATAGCCGAGGGATACATTCCGTCCGAGCTGGAGGGGGCGGATGGCTTCACCGAGGCGCTCGTCATACTCGCGATCCACCCATGTGATGCCGCCAGCCGTGAGATCGACCTCGCTCTTGATGGCCTCGTGGGTGGCGACAAGTGGAGGGTCAACGGTCTTCTCGGCGGCCTCGATCAAGGTCAGCATCATGCGCTGGATGAGACGCGCGTTGGGAAGCGCGATGATGGTTGCCGGGCTGAAGGCATAGGGTGAACTCGACACCTTCTGCCAACGGGGCACGACGTATGGCATGTGGGGCTCTGGGATCTCGGCAAGAAGATCGCCCTCCTCCGTGTAGAAGATCGAGACAAAGGGCATGCCGCCGAAGGTCTTCTTGGAGCCGTAAGGATCGTAGTCGGACTTCCGCACGGCGCAGTGGCGGATTGTCACCTCGGCAAGCGGATCTTTCCCGAGCTGGTTCTTCCAGCGCTGCGGAAACGCCTTCTCGCCGAATTGGCGCTGGAGATTGGTGAGCGTGATCTTCTGCTTGCGGTGCAGAGCTGCCACCATGCCAAGCTCGTCGTCCATCCAAGCGCAGTCGCGAAGATGCCACGCCCGGATGTTCAGGCCGTCGCGGTTCTTGTTGTCCACGATGGAGAGAACCGCGTTGCCGAAAGCAGCCAGATCGCTGTCGGCTTCGGTGCATGCGCGACGCATGTTGGTCTCAGGGTCGTACAGAATACGGCTTGTGACCTTATCCATATATTCGAGATAGGTCTTCACGTCCTTCTGGGCTTCAAGATCCTCATCGACACTGGCCGAGAACCACTGCTGGTTCGACGGTCGAAGCATGGAAGCGAAGGCGTTGGCAAGATCGCGGCGCACCAGCTCGGGGTAGCTGTCCACAAGGTGGGAGGCGAACTCGTCGCCGAGATTGATCTTGGTCGTGAAATCGGCGCGGGCAGAATAGAAATTTGAAGCGATCTCCTGGCAGAGCGTGTCGAACGGGGCCTTCTGCTCGAAGAGCTTGTTCCCGCGCCGCATCAATTCTTTTGCGTTGTCATCCATGTGAACTCAATCCTGAATGCGTTGACTGGCTCGACGAGCGCCGCAGGCTGATCGTCTTCGACTTTCGCATCTCGGGCTGCGGCAGATGCCTCGGTCCAAGCGCGCGGAGCGTGATCGAGCCACGGACGGGTTCCGTGAGGGGTGGCTCCGGTGGCGACCTGAAAAGCGTC